GTCTCGTCTACTGTAAATTGCTCAGTTCCTCCAGGGCCACCAGACAGCACCGCAAACTTACCGCCTGAACCCGAAGAAATGGCCGCTGCCGCCCAGCCTGGACGCGTGGCATTCGTATGACCGTAGCATTGAAAAGCTCCTCCACCGGCCGCTGTTCCAATACCCGCCTGCATAGCAAATGCGCCGCCTCCATCGCTATTAAGAAGTAACCATCGATTACCTGTGCCGTTATTAGTGAGAGATAAGTTCTGGGCAATCGTACCAAGTCGGGTTATGTTGGTTTGAACCGTGGTTGGAAGTGTAGAGCTAATGCTAGGAACACCCGTGGCACTGGTTACAAGCACGCCATTATTTCCTGTAGCTAACCCACTAACAGTATCTCCGGTGGCCGCATAGTAAGCGATCTCGTTGATTGTTCCTGGGTCTACACTTCCAGTGCCAGCGCCTGGGCCGTAATCGACGTTAAACACCTCAAGCCATTTAATAAAATCAGCAGCATTGATCATGTTAGCACCCACCCTGTTATCTCGGTAACATTTGTGCCGTCATTTGTAAAAGTCTGAACGTAGGTATTACCCGTATAAACGACGGTAATCGTATCAATAAAACCACCATCATACGTGAACACCTGCTCAAGCTGAGCTAAGGGTAGTTGCGTATTATCACTAGCTAATACTGTTTCAATCATAGCGAAATCCTTATCTTAGTATTTCTGGAATGTATGCTTTTAATTCATCTAATGACATACCAGAAAAATCCACATCCAGCGGCATATCACGAAGCTTCTTTTTGCGATTAGCTATAGCATTCATCTTAGCATCATCTCTAAATTCTATCGCCTTTTGATACTCGATGTCTTCAGCTTTCAGCTTCTCGTTTCTAATAACTCTGAGCTTATCCATATGGATTGCTTCAGCTTTAGCGCGATGAACCTGAATACCACCATCAAGAATCCAAGCATTCCGGAAATACCGGTCAACTGGTATCTCATCAGCCATAACAACTTGGCGTGACGCACCCTCGGGCACGCACTTAAGTAGCGTGTTGATGTCTTTGCAGTCACATGTAGGCACAACGATGGCTACTGCTCCGTCTTCTTGGGTGTAAGCTATGCGTGTGTTAGGGTTCATTATTGGTCTCCAAAGGCTGCGACGCTGTTGCCGTCCCTATCTAGAACAGCTGTTTGTTGCTGAACTATAAAGCTTGCGCTCCCTGTAGCTGTGGATGCGTTAGTTATAGATAAAACAATGGGGTAATTCCCGCCGCCAGAGCTACCCGAGGTTCCTGTACATGCGTAATCAGTGCTTGAAAAATCTGTGCTCCAATTCACAATAAATAAACCCGTTCCTGAATCAGTTACACTAGTTACATTGTAAGAGGCTCTAACAGATGGACCTGTAGCTTGGTCATATACAACCCACGCCTTCGGATGCCCTGGATGCAACTGCTGACGACCTGGTGTACTGAACACCGTGTTACTGGTCGCGGCCTCCATCTCGGCTTGGCTTGCAGCGGAGGCTGCCGTCGTTGCGTTAGGCTGGTACTGGATGCACATGAGGACGACGTTAGATGGCTGCATAATGTTGGCCGCACCGCCGCCATTTGAATTCCATGTAGCGGCATTCAATGCTGGGTAATAACCGGCCGCGCCCGTATTTGAACCTATGTGATTGGTTAGTGTTGCCGTGGAATAGTTAATTGTATTAGCTGGCAGTTCAGTTGTTGTAATGGTGTGATCTTCTTCGCCACCCGTATCGCCAACGGCATTTCCAAGTGTGGCCGTGCCTGTTCCACCTGAACCAACCGCAACTTTGCGTTCAAAGTTGGGCAAATTAAACGTTGTGCTCCCGTCACCCACACCCCAAGTTGTGCCGATAGCTGTAAACAACTCACTGTAGGTGGTTCTATTTACCGCGCTACCGTCACAGACCAATGCCCCTGTAGGTGCTGAAGTTCCACCGTACGAGAAGATAGTTCCGACTGCAACGTCACCACCACCGCCACTACTAATCGTTGACCACGCCGTTTGCCCTGCGCCATCAGTCGTTAAAGCTTGCCCAATCGTTCCATCAGCTTGAGGCCATTTAAGGCCATCGAGCACTAAGTCACCGGTGCCGTCTGGGGTGATGTTTATATCACCATCAGTATCAGTTGAGCTTATGGTGTTGCCATTTATGTTGATGTTATCAATATCTGCATTGATACCAACAATACTGCCTGCAAACGTTGCTGTTTTGTCGTTTGTAATCGTTAACGCCGTGGCTGGAGCTAGCGAACCATCCGGCGTTACTTGAACTCTCCACCGTCCAGGGGCGCTCGTGGTTGAAACCGTACCTGTGCTGTCTACATCAAAAAAGAAGCCGCCGAATAAACTGTATGAGGTTCCTGTCCAACCCGAAGCGTAATTCGAAAACAAATTCATGCTATTGGTTACAACACCATGCGCGCTTGTATCTGAATTGCTATGCGCTGATAGCATAATCGGGGATGCGGTTGTAGAATGCCGGTGCATGATAAATTGGGCTAAGTTAGTCGCGCCAATCTCACTTGATTTAACATTAGAGTTATAGGTTACTCCATTAACATTTATCCCAGACGCTTCCGTTCCTGGGTCGCCACAAATAACATCTGAACCATCAAACAGAACATTGCCTGTTCCTTTAGCCTGAATCCTTAAGTCAATATTGGTATCAGAGCCAGCGGCTTGCAATAACGGGCCCGAGCCTGTAGCTGCGTTCGTAACATCAAGGTAGTTAACGGCGCTCGCTGTGGTGTTAAATAAAATCTGTTCGTTACTATTCTCATCTAAAATACCGCTACCATTGGCGTAACCTGTAGTTCCTGGGAATTGGATAGTCGATGATAAACTCAGTACAGGGTCGGCAGCCGTTCCACCTACGTCAATCTGGTTGGTCGTGCCGGTAACGGACTGCACGCCACTATCTGAAGGCTGAACCCATGCGGCAGCGTTGGTGTCATAATATTCAAGTGCATCAAGGTCTGTGTTATAACGCAAATAGCCGTTTGAGGGCACGCCAGGGCGTTGTGCTGTTGTTCCAAACGGTATAATCACATGACTTGAGCCTGGCAATGTTGGGTTGCTAGCAATACTTAATGTGGGGTTACCGCTTAATCCTGTGCCATCCGCAACATCAACCTGGTCGGTCGTGCCGGTTATGGTTCGCGCAACCAGGTTACCCGTTCCTGTCTCGTTGACAAGAATACCGGTTGATAGGCCAGATAATGCAATAGCGTTAGCCAATGAGGTTGTAACCGACTTTACAATAAAATCAGCTTCTGCCAGGTCTTGGACGGTCTTGCTGCTTACCGCGCCCTGGTCTTCAAGGCCAATCATGCTTGCGCCATCACCTGCGGTGTGAGCTGCAAGGCGTGCAATCAGTAGGGCAATATCGGCTGAATCTTCAAATTGCGTCCAGGTTACGCCGTTATAAAATTCATACAAACTTAAGTCGGTGTTATACCGAATCATGCCGTTTGTTGCTGGGTCTGGACGTTCGGCTGTTGTTCCTGGCAATTGAAATTGGGTGGAGGCGGTGAAACGTGCATTAGAGCCACCACTTAACCCAACAGTAACATTGCCCTCGGCCAGGGTGCCACCACTCAGGAATTCGCTAAACTTAATGGTCTCAGTCATGGCTTAATCCCTTATTGAAGTGCTCGGAATGATAACCCAACGTAGGCAATAGGGTCGGGTGTGACAAAACTTAGCACATCTCCACCTTTCACAAAGCGCTTTTCAGGCAATAGCTCAATAAACCGACCTGCACTGACACTGTTAGCTGCTGGAACGGCTGCGGTGACGTTGTAACCAACATACACGGTCGCATCATCGTTAGCGGAGAACAGGAGTTGCAGTTTATCGGTTGCAGAACCTGGAACGGTGTAGGTGACTTCATTGCCTGCGGTAATAGCGAAGCGTGGCGCTACGTCGCTGAAGTTTGTGGTTCCGTTATAGTTTTCATAAATCGGGACGGCCATGATTAACTCCTTTTATTCGAATCGGATAAGTTTGCGAGCGAGTTTGGTTTGTTGGACGATGGAGTGTGGGTCGCCTTTAACGTTTAAGGTTCCTCCACCTTGAGCTGCTACCGTAACAGACGTTGGTCCATTCGTTGGTTGAACATAGATTCCAGGACCTGTAGTGGAGTTCCCTCCAACGCCAACACCTACTGTGCTTCCAGGATGGTCATGTAATGGCATTTCTGCAATTGTTAATTCATGCGAAGCCGCACCACCTTTAGCACCCAAACCGTTGCTAGCCGTGCCGAACAATGAGCCACCAACACCAGCAACAACAAAATCTCTCAAGTCCGGAACCGCAAACGTCGTCGCGCTATCACCAAAGCCGGCTAAAAAGAAACGCACGGAAGAGTCACCGGTAGAGGTGGCATTGTTATCCATGGTAATTGTTGTGCCAGATATACCCGTAATAACAGAACCACTAACAATACCGTCGCCTTCCAACCCCATATCAATGCAGTAATCGGTCGCATCTGCAACATCAAAAGTTGCTGCACCGGATGTTAACGTAACGGTTTCAGTCGTTGTTAAAGCGTTGAATAGCTCGTAATAGGTGGTACGACTATAGGTATTCGTGCCGTTACATATCAAATAATGTTCTGGCGCACCAAACCCAAAATAATCAATCACAGTCCCCACAGGTACAATCGGTCTTGCTAGGTGATAAGTATGGTCTAACTGTCGCTCAATCGTTTCTTGCTCATAATTATATTTATTCTGAAGCGCGGTCGATATCACTTGGAAGCTTGTTACCAGGATGTCAATTGAGCCTGGAAGAATTAACCGATACTCGACCCATGCAGCCGGTGGCTGATCCGTGTTCGTTGGCTGAGGCATTACATCGCTTACCCCAGTAAACTGCGTGTAAATCTGCGTGACCGTGGAGCTTGGCAAAACCAATTCCAAATCACTTGCGTTTGAGTCAACGAGACGCGCTGATATGGTTGCGTTGGCACCCGTCTTAAGCTTAGCCGTAACCGAGCTTGATACGTACAAGTTTACCGCTGGGCTAGACGACCACAACATACCTGCTTGATCGAACCGTTGCTTTAAGTACGTTCCTGAATTATTCCAGCCCACCAGGTTCAACCGCAATGCATACGGGGCATTAGTAGGGTTAGGCTCGGCGCTTGTAAGCGCTTCACGTGTAATCGTTGCCGTACCAGTGCCAGCCAACACCAATTCCCAGCCAGGCGCGACCTGATAGGTCCCTGAGCTGCTAATTGACATTGAGCCTTCTTCATCAAAGCTTACAAGTGAGAACTGTGGGTTTGTCATCTGGTTGTCGGACGAAAGGGAGGCTGAGGTAGAGCCACCGCCTACGCCTGCTGGAGTGTAGTTTTCAGCTAACCAGATTAAAGGGTCTGACTCGTTTTGTCCTTGGCGTATGGCAATTCGGTAAGTTTTAGCTGGGTCAAAATACACGTCAATCGGCAATGTTCCTGCCGCCGTAAGCTGCAAAGGGTTAGCAAGTGGCGTGCCTGAAGGTGTTGCGTAAATAGCTTGAGGCACGTATGGAATGGTATTTTCCAGAAAAAATGCCCAATACGTATCATCTAAGGGCAAGCCGGTAAGGTCACGAAAGTTCCACACAGGATTAAAGCTTCTAAAAAATGTCACGCGAACAACTCCAAATCCTTATAAAGTCAATAACTCATAATAGCATTTGGTTTGGTGAGGTGCTAGCGGTTGAAGATTGGCGTAAATCTTTAGAGATTTCAAATCCATTATCTAATGACACGATTGCAATTAATCTCGCATTAACATGTTTTTTATTGATTAATCTTTCAAAAAGATATAGCATTTCAAATGACAGATACATTTGTTTGATTAGGATTTATCTTACATAAATGCGCATGATTAAGGATTAAATATGCAAAAAAATTTAGTTTCAGTTAGGGGTTTAGACGTGTTTACAAGTTCGGATGTTCTTGCTAAAGGGTTAAATATGGAGCATCGCTCCGTTGTTTCGTTGATTAAAAGTTATGAGTATTTGGAGCAGTTTAAAAATTTACAAAAAACTAAGCATAGGGTGTACAAGAAAGAAGTGGACATTTACTGGTTAAGTGAATTGCAGGCCACTATTTTGATATCTTTTATGAAGAACTCGGCTGAAGTTATTGAGTTCAAAATAAAGCTTGTTACTGAGTTTTACAAGCAGCGTCAATTGATTCAGATGTTACTTGCCCAACAAAAAGATCCAAATTGGAATTTAGAAAGACAGGAGGGCAAAGTAGCTAGGCGAGTATCTACCGATACTATTCAAGAGTTTATCGAGTACGCTAAAGCCCAAGGAAGTAAATCAGCAGATAAATATTACATGAGCATAACGCGTATGCAATTAACCGGGTTATTTCTAATGGAGCAACGCTACCCAAATGCGCGAGAAGTCATGAGCTTCAAGCAGTTGGCCACAACACAAACAGCAGATTATGTGATCGCCGAATCCCTTAAAGATTCTATGGAGAAAGGGTTGCATTACAAAGAATGTTACAAAGAAGCAAAGAAAAGGATTGACGAGTTAGAAAAGGTTATACCTAAGTCACCACTTCCTGCTTTTTTAGCTAAGAACGAAGATTAATCAACCAAAGAGCCTAGATTTCAGTCATGCAAGATCAGCCCTGAAACACCGCATAGAATCTAGGTTTTACCCCCTAAAACCCCCTCAAAATACCGATATGCGATCACATCAAAAACCAATCAACTAATGCTTGCTTTTTGCGCATCAAAGAGTTAGACTATGTTTTTTAGATGTGGAGGTGAGTGATGATGTTGTTTGGTATAATCATGATATTTGTAGGTTTATATTGGGCATCCTTAGATGAATACCCTAAAAATGAAAACCCATACAGAAAGGATGATGCTCGTTACTAATCATTAATTAATTTCTTAGCGCCTTTGTACCCAACTGTTAGAGCAGCTAGAACGGTAGTAGGTACACCAATTTTTTTAAGAACGGGCACAACCCTATCTTTAAATTGAACATATCTTCGATAGTCATTGATCCCACCTCTTAACAAATCCGCTGCCTCATCTTCCCCATGGAAGCGCGCGTGCCTCTCAAGCCTGCCTAATATATCTTGGCGAGCCTCTTGTGGCTCTCTGAAGATGCGTCTCTCGGAAGCTAAAGGAGAACGTTGCAAAGATCGAGATTCATGCCCAAGCTGTGAGGCGGTAGAAAATAAAGGCTCATACTCACCACCCCTAGCATCTTGCAGCATTCTTTGTGTTGCTTGCGTCCTGTCCAGGTAAGGTGAAGCTGTGTCTATTAAATTAGCAAGCTCTTGATCTTGATGAACGGGAGGTAAGCGTTGCTCGAATTGGTCTCTAGCCAGATTAAGCCGTCTAGCCGCGCCTCGTTGTGTAAAATGAGGTAGTGCCCGTAATCCAGCACGAGCCAAGCCAGCAACACCAGCTATCTCGGGAATATGCGTAATTCCACCCTGAATCATAGCATCCAATAACCCTTGATCTTGTGGCCCGTAACGCTCCGCGTAATCCTCGGGTATTGCGCGATTAAGTAATTGCTTTCCTTGTTCGGAATACGGAACAGCGGGAAGTTGCATAGATGGATGAGGGCCAGGTAATTGGTTCATAGCTTTCTGCCCCATTTTCCCTAAGCCCTCAATTCCTTTAACGCCCGCTAAGCCATATTCACCCAGGTTTTTCCCCAACCCCATCAAACCAACCAGAATATCTTTAGGTAACCAGCTTGAAACGCTTTCGGCCTTCCCAGAAGATTTAACTTTTTCAGAATCAGAAAGCTCCCAATCGCCATCAGATACCTTTTGGTCTTCAACAAGTTCCCAATCAGACATTTGGCACCCCTCTTCTTCTGGCTTCTTCAATACTTACGGTTTCGCTAGCCCCGGTTTTACGATTTCTTATAGTTACCGTCTGTGATTGCTGTTCAGTTTCGTTGGATTGCTGCTGCATTGCTTCTTTGCGCTTAAACTTAACAGGAGACCTAACGGATTCTTTGTAAGTTTCGCCTTCTGATTTTAATATTTTAACTAAAGCATTAAAGTTTTGTTCGGCAATTTCTGGCGTTTTAATCCATGAAGAAGGATTGGTTAACTTCTCCAGTCTTTTAATAATAGATGGTTGAACAGATGTGCCGTAAAACGAACGCACCTGGTCGGCTAAAATTTCAGCAGCAGTCATGGAGTCCTGGAACTCTTTAAATCTTTCGGGTGCTTGTCCTTTTTGGGCTTTATACTCATCATTTAATCGGTCAACAGCACCCTTCTCACGCTCGTAAGCATCTGCTACTTCAGGGTCAACACCTTCAGGCGTTTGTGGCTGCCCATCTTGCTGCATATCCGACTGGCCAACTGGTTGCTGCCCATCTTGCTCATCATAAGCGCCAGGAGGATAAACAGGATTACCCTCAGCGTCATACCATTGCTGACCACGATGCATAGCAGGAGCGCCCGTCCCTAACTGACCACCCTGAGGAGTCTGAACACCCTGAGGAGCCTGCTGACCTTGCTGACTCACAGCGCCACGAGGAGATCCACCAGGCGTACGCGGAAGGATATCCAAAGCCCCACGGCCTTGACCCTCAGCAATTGACCTACCAAGAGCAGAAGTAACCCTAAAAGGCGCTAGTTGCTGCTGAGTTCCACGCCAATCAATCATTGAGTTACGGTTAGCAAGCGATAAATCATGCGCGGCTTTAGCATTAATATAAGCCGGACTATCATAGCCCTGTGTTCGACCAATCTGCTCCACATACAACGCATTAGCAACATCACCTGAAGGATGCAATTGGCCATAATACTTAGACAGCATCATCTTTTGAAGCATGTTAGAGCCGCCCTCCATACCCTTCAGGAACGCATCGCCAGGCTGACCAACATTAGGTATATTCAAAGCCATCATTAACCTCCGTAAGGCGACCAAGAGCCAATAAATCTATTAGCCAACGCACCACCAATAGGCCCACCTAACGCGCTACCAGCCAAACCAACACCAGCGCCCATCAAACTACCCAGCATGTTACCCGGTGCGTTTTTACGGTTGTACGCCATCTGCGCCGAATCTTGACCCATTTGCGTGGCTTGCTGTCCCATCTGACCAGCCGCGCCAGCCCCAACACCATACATGTTTTGACCAACACCAATACCCGTTTGATACTTGTTCATCAAATCATTCAAATAGTTCTGACGGTCATTTAATGCAATCTGACTCGCACCACCTTGGATTGCCTGCAACGCTGGCTGAGAACCCATCAAACCCATTGAGCTGGCCGCATCTAAACCCTGTTGCGAAGCCATTTGTTGCGCTTGCTTGGCCTGCGGGCTCATCTCATAACCTTGCGTCCACTCATTTTGAAGGGCTGCGGGGTCCATTAGTCGTTGCATAGCGCCGCCAAGCTGTTGCCCAGCCTGTTGGCCTGCTTGATTATACGGTTGCTGATAGCCTTGCGCTTGACCGTAATATTGGTTTAACTGGTCTTGGCCTGCGGCATAACCACGCTCTGGATGTAAAAAACTAGATAACCAACTCATATCAAATCCTTATGTTATGGTGAAACCGGCGGTTTGAGACGCTGTAGTAACCCACGTGGTATTATCCTCTGTACATACAATACTAATGCAATCGTAGCGATTCGTCGACGCAATACTTGTGCCTGCACTTGAAGCCGATACCTTAATTGTTTGGCCAGAACCAGGAGATAATGACCAACCGCCAGCCCCAGAGCCAACAATGCGTACAATGCCACCAAACCCAGCCGTATCGGGCAAAACTAAATCCGTAAGTGCAAGGTCATCGGTAATAAGATACGTGTTATTAATTTGGAGTTTATAGGGCTGAACAGGCGTAGCAGGAACCTTCTCGCCAATAAAGTTAACGCGCTCAATGGTCGCAAGCACCTCGTTTATCTGGTCAACCAACACCGATATCCATTGCATAAACTCAAACGTAAAGTTCGTATTCGACAACGGTGCTGCGTCAACCCGTGTAAGAAATACTGTCATTAGTTGGCCTCTTTAGATTCTTCACGCCAAGAGCGCCCTAATCGGATATCATAGACCATGCCGATTTTAACCCCATACTTTTTCGCTATATCTTTAGGCTTCATATTTTCGCCTCTTATTTTACGCGCCACTGGCATAGACATTTTTACTACTCGCGTATTTCTTGTATTTAACGCATACGTTACCCACCTACAGTTATCAGGCGAATACCCCTTGTCATTATCTATGCGATCAATCGTCAAATCATCCATATATCCGTTATTTAACGCCCATTCGCAAAACTTGTTACTATCATGCAACCATTCATCGCAAATTATTATGCCTCTAGCTCCATAATTCTTGTATGCTTTTGCTTTTATGTTATAGCATCTTATTTTCATTCCGCTAAATATGTTCATAAGCCTAGGATGGCTTTTACCGTATCGGCTAACAACAATGCCTTGCGTTACACACCCACAACTTTTGTTGTACCGTAACTTTGTTGCAGTCACTTCAAAAACTTGCTTACATACTTTACATTCAGCCTCCACTCTTTGCTGCTTACTCTGATCGGAGCCTAAACTTCTTATTATCTTAAATCCGTTTACTTCATCTGGTAACTCTTTCATTTGAGACGAAACGCACCCACAACTTTTCATTTTATATTTATTTAAGCATGAAAATGACCTGTCAAACTCTCCCCCGCATACCTTACAAATAATAGTAAACCTCAGATTATTATTCTTGTCGTACCACTGAGAGACAACCTTAAACCCATTTATAATCTTATAATTAACATACCTTCTCGCCATGACTTAACCTTAATACAAATAAATCATGGTACCATAAATTAACATCAGCCGCCCTTATGGAGGTGCTGCGCCAAATACAACCAACATGTATTAATTGGCGCCACCTGAGGCCCTCCTGGTGCTCATCACCCCACCTAATATTACGATAGGCGCTGAGCTTACACATACCAATTTATAGGCTCTATTTCGCGAGGTTCCGCAAGAATACCATCTCATTCGCCAACGGTATTGACCCAACTGACTAAATTCACGCACATCAAGGCTTGCAAACGTCACACCACCATCATCACTAACATAAAGCTCAATGTGTGGCTTAAACAACGCATTGTAATGGTTATCATCAAAGCTCGGTGTGTTCGTTCCATCCTGAATAATAAATTCATCATCCTCGGACACAATGTAAATTGGAACCTCGTCGGTAGAGTCTTCACTTACCAGGTAAACCGTGTTGTCAAACGGGGCGTTGTACCTGTAAAACGTCTGGTCGCCGAACACAAAGTCAATTTCAACGTAATCGGTAATAAACTCGGAGTAATCAGGCTGAAATATCTGCTGCGTTACCAGCTCATACCGCATCGGGTATTTTATGTAAGCATCCGCCGCTTGAGCGTTAGCCTGGTCTGGATTGCGTAATTCGTTGTAATACAAGTCCCCTGCCATGTCGTACACGCTGCTTTCACCTTCAACCGTAACCAAGTGCTTATTATTAAAGAACACGTGCTTTTGAATACGGTTACGTTCACCGTTAAGCTCAATGACTCGGTGCCAAGTCTGCGTGTCAAAGTTGTATTCAATTGAGTTCGCGGAGTCTTCAATATCCAAGTCCCCGAAGTCTAAGAACTTACCGGCTGATACTCGGTAGAATATCGAGTTTTCCCATTGATACAGGAATCCGTCGCTTTCTTGCGTCAAGAACGGGCTTAGCTCATTCGATGCTGAGTCGCGCTCAAGCAACACATTTACGGCTTGCGAGCTTATAGGCTGTGGTTGCTGGCCATTGCTAACCATAAATGTAATTAAACCATTGCGATTCTTTGCAAGCCACACCATCATGCCAAAGTCTACATCGAGGCTGAATGGGTCGGCCATACCATAATCCCAGTTATACGATGAACTTAACTTAAACGGGAACGTAGCCGTGGCACTCCCTACCGTAATCTGCGTGGGAACACTTGACCAAATATCACAACTAAAGTCATTAAAGATGTACAGTTGGTTGTGAAGCGTCGTCATTTGGCGTATCACACCGCTAGCTTGGTTGAATAGCGAACCACCCGACACGGCGGAGATATCGAACCATGTGGCGGCATTATCAGGTGTTGCGCCAAGATTAGTATTGGATAGGTAATATTCAGTGCTGTTCTTGTTACTTACCACTAATCGGTTGCCGAACGCCGCAATGAATGCAGGAGCAGAAGGCACGCCGTTGCCACTTGCACGCTGCCACTGGTTAGCTGCCGTGTTATCTTCATTGTAGATATAGAGGTGCTTGCCATCAGTAAACGCCGCGTACACTTTGGTATTAACCGGCAAGTACGTAAACCAGATATCAGCACCCGATTGAAGCTCAAGTCCAGGTGTTGTAATCAGCGTTTGATTGAAGTTCTTGTCAATCTGGTACACCAGCGACCCGACCACCACATACACATAGTTAATCGAGCGGAAGATAGCCTTAGGTGGCGCATCGAATATCATCCGGTTCTCATTAAGGACTTGGATGTGTCGCCTACCCATAGCGGGATATAAAGCTTGGCTCTTCTTAGTACCTTCAACCTTTACGCCATAAAAATTAGCACAATCCATGCTCCCAAATTGCGTAAAACGCTGAACGTTGTAGTATGTAAATATTGGTAAATCAGCAATGGCCATTACCAGCCTCCTATACCAGAACGCAATATCCAAGCACCATTAAGCATTGACTCCCTGTCACCTGTAATAGCTACGTTGGTTTCGCTTGCGCTAACCATGACATCCAGTGACTCTTGTAGCATTAACTCTAACTTATCCGTCCAGGCTTCAGCACGCCCCTTGTACATCGCAACATCTTTTGCTGTCGCAAACAATAAATAGCGTATGTAATATTGGGGCAATAAATCCATCGTATCGTTACTAGTTAGTTCGGATAATTGAAACTTACCTCGGATATTGAAGTCATATACTTGGCTAGGCCGAGGGTATAAACGCAAACGCACCACATCGGTATCAGGGAACACAACAATAAAACGAGGTAAACCCTGTAACGGTTCATATTTCCAAGCTCCTAAAAATTCATTCCTGGATTCGTCAATCAGTGGGTACGTAACCCCATCTAATAATAGCCACGCTGAATCAAGATTAGCTAATCGACCAAGTGTTATGTCCGGTGTTGGAGTTGCTGTAGCAGGGCCACAAACAACTTCTTCTTGACCAATAGCCACGGGTACACTAATTTCTTTTGCAATCGTGAGCATCAAGCCAGTTGCCGCATAAGACTGAAGCAACTGATTGAGCACAGTAATACCTAGGCTTAAATCATTGCCGTGAAGCGGAACCGTTGGGTTGCTTGGATTAATTAACCGATACGCCTGGGTGATAAACTCGCGCACTGTCGCCATGATTTACCCCTTGCGTTTTCGTGTTTTAGGCTTCGATGTTTCACGTGAAACATGTTCCACAGGAGCAGGAATCTCATCTCTTAAAGAAAACCATAAGCCAGAACCTACCAAAGTCGTGTATTCATCCCATGAGCCAGCCAGTTTCTTGCTGCCTTTGTTATAAACCCAGGCTCTAAAGCCATCTTTCTCGACCAACCGGTTGCAGTACTTAACCGTTTCGCTCATAACCATCCCCTAACGTTAATGCCTGACGGGTTCGTTTTTGTTCCCCATCAGGCATGGTTGTGTTACGAGCAGATACGAACCGCAAACTCAGGGTTAATAGCCACACCGCAAATCACGTCAATACGGTCTAACTGGTCGTAGTTACGGATATCAGCACCAAGCGAGTAGGTCATAGCAAGCTTGTACAAGTCACTGTAACGCGTAACCGCTTCCACACCACCACGCAACTCTTTTAAAGGAGGGGCGGCAAATACTAATGCTTGTGTGTGGTATGCAAGTGATACGTTATGGTCATCACGCAACAACAACTGAGCGCCATTAGGAATAGCAGCCGAGATGTTTTGACGTGCGCCAGAAATAACAATGCTTGGGCTTACAGGAATCGTAGCTAAACCACCGGCTGTTGATGTTACATCGGCCGTAACCACAAACTGAGCGCGCTGAGCCAACGCTTCGTAGGTCAATGGGTTAATCATGAATACGCCATCATCTTCATCAACTTCAATGATATCGCCTTCACGGAACACAACGCTTGAAGCTACAACGCCACTAACTTCAATGCTATTACCTGAGCTGATTGGTCCGTTGGTTACGATACCACCAAGCTTAAAGCCTGCAGGAGGTGCGCCACCTGCTTCACCAGCACCAGAAATCTGACGTGCTAAGAAGTTAGTTTTGAAAAAGTCAAAGCCTGACAAGTGACCGATAAAGCCATCCATCAACGCGCCTTCATTCACTGTGTTGTTAAACGTTGCGAACAAGTCGTTTGACAAGCTAGCAGCGGTACGAGGTGGAACGCCACAGTAACGCTTGCCATCTTCAGGGATAGCTAACTCAGTCATGTACGCATCAGCGGTCAAAATGGTGTTGAAGTCAACTGGAACCCCAGGCGTTCCGACTGCTTGGTACGTTTGCTTTTGGAAGTTTTCTTTTGCAATGAAGTTCTCAACCATGTTAGCAAGACGCTTAGCACGTGGAGCATTGGCCATTTCAAGATAAGGTTCATCGCGTGCGCGGTCAAATGTCAAGTCGAAACCGGTGTAATCAACCATAGTACGGAACTGCTTGGTGATTGACAAAGGTCGAACAACCTGTACGACGGCTTCGGCTGTAGCACTTGCGCCTTCGCCTGCGAGGTAACGTTGCTCTAAACGGTAGTTAAGGGTCTGACCTGTAGCGAAACGAAGACTTTTGAAATCGCCTTCGAGGTTTCTGTTAGCTGTTCGTGCAAAACTTAAACTATTCCAGAACCTCACGAACACATCGTCTAATACATAACTGGTTGTGTTAAATTGATTGGCCATGATTGTTATCTCCCTGGCAAATTAGTAGTAAATGTTCAGCGAAACGCCGAACGCTTAGTTTCATTTGCCTGGAGGACGCAATTTTACCCCAATCACACCAGTTTTAGCGGGGATGTAGTTCCGGATCGGACCCGTGTACACTTGTACTACATAAGAACAAGTGTACTACTTTAGTTACCAAAACATCAAGAGGGCACTTAGCCATCCCAACCCTTAAGGTTTCCTTAAGGTTTCCTTAAGCCCTCACCATCCAGCCACCTCTCCAAATCCAGCAACGCCCCCTTGTAACCCGCGTTATAACCACACGCAAAGCTAGCAGGGTCATCGTGAGCTGCCTGAGGCAGCCTTTCGGCTACCTCCTTCATTTTTGCATTAATCCAGTCATCCAATGTCATCACCGTCTCCGATTGTTCCGTATCGATAACCGTTTAGCATCAGCCGCCGCAATCAAGTCCTCAATCGTGGGCTGCTTATTCTTCTCGCTGGCAGGCATAGCGGCGTTATCCCGTGATTTAGACACCGGTTTAGGTGCGCTCGTCGTTGCTTTAGCTTTTTTCATACGTTCCTCAAGTCGTCCCATCTCAACCATCTGTGTATAGTTATCCGGTATGTTCGCAATGCGTTGTAACTCAGCACCATGGCGCTTACTTGCCGCGTATAAGAACGCTGCTGGGTCTTTCATTGCCCGTGTTGCAACGGTCATTGCATCGGTAATCGGTTGAGCACTCACAACATCACGAAAGTCCGGAAATTTACTCATGCCCTGGTGAAACTTTGCTTCAAATTCAGCGTGAGCCTGCTCTTCACGTCGCGCCTGCTCTGCATGTTGTTGCTTCGATGTCATTTTGGTGACGGTTTGCTCTACAAATTGTTCGAGCTGTTGTTGCCAGTCCTTCGATGAATCAGGGTCGTACTCGAAGCCGGCCTGCTGGGCCTGTCGGGCCTGGTCGGTACTCGGCTGCTGGTTGCGCTCCATGCGAGCAAGCCTATCACGAACAGCTTTATTAATACGCTCATTGACTTCATCTTCCGTGTATGTCTTTGGTTGCGGTTTCTCATTGCCGTAGTCGTCTAGTTCTGTTTCTTGCTCGGGTTCAGGTTCTTCGCTTTCCGCTTCTGGCTTGTCTTCTGATACGGGTGCATCGTACTCAGTCTCCGGTGCTTGCTCTGGCTCGTGTGATTCTAATTCGGGTTGATGTTCAGGGGTCGCCGGTTGTTGCGCCGTCTTACCTGTAAACAACATTTCATCAATACTACTTACTTCCGTCATGTCTCACTCCTTAAAGACCCTGCTCTTTCTCGTCATGCAAAACAATAGCTTTGGTAGCCCACATAAGCGCCTGCTCAAGGTTGGTCATAGCTAAAGATGCTTGTCTACCAGCATAAGGCACAAGGATGGCCTCAAGCTCTTCGGCTTTAATTTTTGCAGCCAAAACAGCATCTGAGTGCTCTTGCTTCAGTTGGTGATAGGTTTTTCTGAATGTCCCTGAGTTGCTCATTTCTTATCTCCTGCGTCTACCTTATGGGTTAAAATCTTCACTAAATTATCAGCATGTTTCATCTGCATATCCGCGCTGGTTCTTTGCGTCTCAGCCGCATAACGCATCTCTTGTTCTTGTAATTGCGCTGCTGTCTCAATGCGTTCAAGCTCGATACGCTCAAGCTCACGCTGCATTTCAGCTTGCATTTGTTCAGTCTTAAGCATTAACTCACGCTCTTTAAGCTCAAGCTCTTTCATTTTCATTTGCGCTTGCATCTGCTGATTCTGTTGCTCCATCTGCAAAGCTTGTTCTTCAGGGCTCGGACCCTGTTGACCCATTTCTTGAGGCATTTTGCCAGTTTTACCCGCTTCGAGAATCTGAGGCGGCACCATAGTTTTAAGACGATTCTTAAGCTCAATCGTATTAGCAAGCGGTAAGTTGTCTGCGTATAAGTCCGCAACCATGGCAAAAGCTTGGGGATTGGCTTGCAGAATCTGCTGCAATGACTCAAGAGCTTGTTGCTTCTGTCCTTCATAACTTGGCCCAGGTTTGAGCCTAACTTGGTACGTACCTTTTCTAATGTCGTTTTCAATGCGTGCACCATAATCGTCCGCCTCCCTATTCACTGTAATTGTCTTCATGCCTTCATCTTGCGTTGATACCGACATCACACGCTCAGCATCATATACACGAGGTATCATCTGGTTGACGATGTTACCACCGGCCGCAATTGCACGATTAACTGAGTTAAACGCAACGTACGTCGAGTAACTGCCCTGACGTGTGCGTGCATCAATTGCCGCACCACTCGTTTCTGAACCCTGCTCACCCATACGCGTTGGGTAAAGCCCTGTACATGAAAAAAGGTCTTCGATAGCAAGCTGATATTGTTGCTGCAAGCTCACGGATAGTTCAGGAGGGTTGATACGCTCAGGCTT